GTTACGCTTGCAGATACTGGAGTGGCGGCGGTATCAAAAAGAACTAAAGTACCATCCGCAGATCCTGCGCCATAAAACGAAACGCCTTTAACACGGACCGGACTCTTTACTAAAAAGCCCGATCCATTGAGGTGCGCCTGTTTAACATCGGTTTGCATCCCCATGATGCGCTCCTATTAGGAATCAGCAAAGGGCGTAGCAACCGAACCAGAGCCAAGAGCAATGCCGTTGACCATGTACTTGTTTGCTGCGATTGCAACAATCTGGACCCATGATCCTGCAACACCACCGGTCGTTGTACCGTTGAAGTTGATGAAGTCATTTGATGCAGCAGCCGTATAAGCTACAAGCGCATTGGAAGAATCTGTATCTACACCAAGAATTGTGCCAATGTACTTATCAGTGCCGTTCGTACCAATCTTCAACGATGATGTGGAGATCGTGGTTGGAACCCAGATCGTGTAAACAACACCTTCGTTATTGGCCGTATTGGGGTCATTGCCCGGCCCGGAAGAAGATACGTTAGCTGAAGTGTTAATTGTCGGAAGTGTAAGAACCACGTTAGCTGCAAGTGAGCCACCAACAGAAATAATCCTGCCGCCATGGGCCACTGGATTCAGTGTGGTGCTTGCTGTGATTTCTACAATGGTGGACGGGCCTTGCTGATAAATGCCGCCCAGTGAACGGATAGGACCGTCAAAGGTAGTAATTGCCATAATAACTCCGCGTAGTAGCGCATCCCCATACCGTCTCTACTAAGTCTGCTAGGTCAGTCGGTACAGGTAAAATCCTAGTATGTGTGTTGTATCAGTTTTGGTGAGTGGTGTCAATGAGCTTTGCGCGTATTAACGTTAAATCATTGTCGGTTGGTTTTGAGTCTACGCCACCATACTTAAAGGTGTAGCCCACTAACCGCCCTTTTGATAAAGGCTCCCCCGAAACCAAAGCTCGGCGCAGTGTAGGCATGGTCATGTCGTAATACTTTAAGACCACAGAAAGGCTTGGAAACAAAATACCGTCGGGCATTGCAAATACTGTCTTGCTCATCTTCTGTCTTGCCTCATCAGTGTGTTTACGACCAAGCCAATGTTTATGGCTTTTGCCTGCTTCAATATTTGCTTTGATCTTTAGCAACCCTTGTTCTGAAACTTTGCGGCCCTCTGCTTTTGGCTTGCCGCGCTGTGCGTCACCAATTTTTTGTTTCGTTTCCTCAGAAAGTGTTTTGCCGTAACGGTAGTGATTTTCCCCTGCGGTAGGGGTTCTGTTCTGTCTGATCTTGAGTTTTGTTTCTTCGCTGTGTGTTTTGCCAACTCTTGGGTGATTAAAGTAGTCGGCAGCATAAAACTCTTTCAGAGTTGCAGATATTTTTTCTTTTTGTTGCCCGGCCATTACACGGCCAAAGTTAGGCGTTACTTCTGGCGGCGCGTTTCTCCACGGTGCTTCTGATGAATATCCAGAGTTATAGCAAGAGGCTTTTCCTACATGCTGAACAAGATAAATATCCTCTATTTGTTGCAGTGAAATCGTTTCCGGTACTGTCTCTACAACAACAAATTCAAATTTATCTTCGCCGTATTTATTCCATGCCGCCTGCAAATGCTTGCAGTGGTGTCTGTTACCACGAAGCAAATTACGGTGCTGCCTAAAACGAACCTTTTTGTTTGTTGTGCTGCCTACATAAAACTTGTTGTTGACTACGTTGATAATTTTGTAAATGACCTGTTCCATGTTCCCTCCGTTACAAAGCCATAACCGTAATGTACCGCAAGGAACCAACAATGTCAACACACAAAGAAAAAGCCCGCTTTTTAGGGCGGGCTTCTCAAGCTAAGTGCTTGATATATAAGGCTTAAGCGCCTTGGGAGCCGAAGATACCGAGGGGGTCGCTCACTCCAAAGGAATAACGCTCTCTCGCTTTATATCTTACATTGCCCGTGTCAAAGTCACCGTCCATTCCAGTACTCATCGGTGTCCGCACAAAGTGCTTCAATCCATTGGGTACGTCGGTGGTGAGGAACCAACCGTTGGTGTCAGTCAAGAAGTGGTTGATGGTATATCCCTCGGGGATTGAACCATTATTCTTCAGCGCGTTGATATCGTTGTTGTTGGTGCCGACACGGAGTTCGGTTTCCAGCAGACGAGTTGCAACAAACTGAAGATTGGAAGGAACAATCAGTTTACGAGGACGTGCTGCAATCAACAGACCACGTTCATCCGTCCATGCTGCGATTTGAATGACGGCGTTCTCAAGAGAAGTCTCATTCAAGTCAGCTTGGGTGGAAGGCGTGTTGCTGTTAACGCCACCAGACACAAGAGGATGCGACGTAGAAAACAAAGGCTGACCATCACCGTAGGTTACGGTTGCGGCAAACCCATTGTTTAAAATAGCGGCTGCTTTGACTTGCTTTGTGTAAGCCATGGAACGTGCCAGAGCCTTTGTATAACGGCCAGAGAGGCTGTCATACAAGTTATCTTCAATCGCCTCTTCGGTGATTGAAAAGCCCATAGCAATCGTTTCATGCTGATAGCGAGCCGTCCAAGCTTCCTGCGCGTTGTCGTAACTAATCGCAGCGCCTTCGTTCTTCACCGGAGCGGCGGAGAATCCAGACAGCTTGGTTTCCTCTTCAAATGAGCGCTCGGAGGTTTCGGTTTCGTAGATCTCTTTGTGCTCTTCGCCATACTTCGCATACTCCAGACCGAACAGGGCGTTCAGGCCGGGGAGCAGCTCTTTCAGTAGTTGTGCGCGTGAAATAGCCATTTAAGTTTCCCCTTACAGTCCAACTGGGTTGTTATACGCATGACCACCCGTTACTGTTGAGGTAATGCCGCCGCTAGATGCAACATACGGTGCATTGAACTTAACAATGATTTCTGGGTAGTAAAGCGTACTGCTATAGGTAAATGCCGTGTCAGGCACCACATCAATGATTCGCAAAGGCAGCGTAGCCGTTACTGCGCCTGAAGCAATATCCACTGCATAACGCGAATCACGGGTTGTCGTATTCAGGGTGTTTGCCACCATGGCTACGTTTAAACCAATATCGGTGTAGGTAAAGCCAGAGGTTGTTGAAACAACCGTCGTTCCACTTACGCCGCAGACCTGAAACAACTGATCCGGATCTTCGCAAACATACGCAATAATGTTGGTATTGCTTGCAACTGCTGTGCCGGAAATCCAAGCTTGTGAAAAAGTTGGTTGACCAGTTACAGCCGAAACAAACGTAACGCCCATAAACACACCGGCGAAACCAGTGGTTGGGGCAGCAGTCGTTTCTGTGCAAACAACAACGCAACCGTTGCTGTCAAACTTCACAGGATCACCAAAGCCAATTGAGCTTGCGCTGGAGTTTACGATCCGACGCTGGCGAGTGGCTCCGGCAAATACCTGACCGCCGATCAAATTGACCGGACGTAGCCCATAAGGACCATCAATCGTCGGGTAAGCCATGCTTAACTCCTAAAAAAATTAACGAAAGTTTTTAATTTCAGAACGGCTTTGATTAAACAAAGGCATTCTTGGATCACTCTCACGCATGAAGTTATTGTTCACCGAACTCATGTAATCAGTACTTTGCTTTTGATAGTAAGCATTCCGCTGATCAACCATTTCTTGCGGTGCTCTGCATAACATCACGCCACCTGTTTCAATGTTGCCGGTCTTGTTTTTAACCGTTGGCATTTTCGCTTCCATCTCTGGATAGTCTTCCCATTTGCAGGCTTCAAATCCGTCTTGGTAGCGAACACTTACGTTTCGGTCGTCTGCTTGCCCCAAAATAGATACTCTTATCCAGCGATGACGCCAGCCCGGGCGAGGGTTAGGATCTGGCAACAATGATGGCGGACGCCACGTCATGGGACGCTGCGATTCTTCGCGAGTTTCTTGTTCACGCGGGATTTTATTAACCATTTCGTTGCTCCAGTTCAACCATCTTCCGATAGTATTCTTCAAGGGGTACGCCAAGCCGTCTTGCTATTTCAGCTTGTGATTTGCGAAGCTTTATTTGTTTCGGTGGGGAGCTTCGTTGCACGGGTGCAACCACCGTTGCAGGACGTTTCTTTGGTGTTTCTTCGGCGTCGTCCTGAGTGTCGCCAAAATATTCTGGGAATTTCTCTCGGACTCGCCGATTAATCTTCTCATAATATTCATCTGTCTTGGCATATTCGTTCCCATACTCACGAGTGAGCTTGTTGTGAACGGCTACTGCCATGGCAGTCATTTCTTCATGGTCGGGATCACCAAACCACGGGTTATTTTCTTTCCATGATTCAGCTCGGGTATCCCTAATAGGCGGAGTGTAAACAGGCTTTTCCTGTTTAGTCAAATCCTTTTCAGGTGGTTTAAACGATTTAAGTCTTTCGTGGCGTAATTGCACCGCGTTTAATTTTTCTTGGGCCTCAACAATCTTGTCTGAGTCGCCTGATTCAAGAGCCTCTTTAAACGCACGCTTTGCCGAAGCAATCTCTCCGTCGCTTGCTGTTTGGAGTGTTTTAATTAAAGTTGACTCGCCGTTAGAAACTCTTTCCTGAAGCTTTTTATTTTCTTCGGCGAGTTTCTGGGCAAAAGCAATAGCCTCTTCTTTTTCTCTTACGGCAGCTTCTTTGGCCCGACGCTCATCGTGGTACCCGTGTTTGAGATGCTTTAAACGCTGTTGAACGTCGCTTGAATACTTTTCAATTTCGTCATCAGGTATATCAGGGTTTTTAATCGGTGTTCGGTTTTGATCTTGAGGGGGCGTATCGTCCTCAATCTCAACGGTAATCTTCTCTTCACTCATAACTGCTCCTTATGCGCGGGTAATGCCGCGTGGGTCTTGCACAACAGCTTCTACAGAGTCGTCGTTAATTAAACGAAACTCCCTGTTGTGAATCTTGAATCGGGTGCCTGAATAAGCGCGAACTAAAATAAAGTCGCCTTTTTTACACCATGGACCATTAGGGAATCGGGTTTTGTCTTTAAAACAATCCGGCCCCATCTTGGCTACAAACAAAACAACCGTACTGAATTCCTCTATTTTTTGTAAGCTATCCGGCTTGAGTATTCCGTTTTCAAACTTCTCATCAATCTCTGGAATAAAGCACAACATCCTGTAGCCCGAAGGTTCAGGTAGTTGCATGGCTTTTTCTTCACTCATCGTCAATCCTTTCTGCAAGGTCTTTAAGAATTTCATTTGCGGTCAAAAGACCTTGAATCTGACCACAAACGTGTTTGTACTCATCAAAGGACTTGATGCTTCCTTGAGAAAGCGTCTCTGATAAGTACTTGACTTGCTTGATAATTTCTAAAGAAATTGCATCAGAAAAGGTCATCACACACCTCTTTGAGCATCTGCGGCTTTTTCTAACAGCCGGGATTGGATTTGCGCCGATGCAATACGTTCTTGCGCGGCGATACGCTCACGTTCTCTTTCGTCTTTGCTTTGTTCAGCCTGAGCGCGTAGCTGAAGGTCTGCTTGAGTCTTCTGTTGTTTAAGCTGCAACTCGCCCTGCTTAATCTGTAACTCCATCTGTTGTTGTTGAACGATGGGGTCTTGTTGTTGCTGCTGGGCCTGTTGCTGTTGGAATTGCGCCATGTGTTTCTGGAGTAATTGCTGCGATGCAGCAGCCACCAGACGCGACAATTCCACCTCCATGCTTTCCGGTAGAGACTCTCCCGGCGGGGGT